AGTTTATGTAACCAATAGCGAAAGTGCGTTAAGGGGGTCCTAGGGTTTTTTTTATAAAAAATATTTTTCTGGCTATATATATATAAATGTGCATTTTAAAAGAAACTATCTTGAATTAACTAGGTTTGGACATGACTAAGAAAAGCACATCTAAAAGCGTCCCCGTAAAAAAGAAACGTGGTGTGGGACAACCACGAGCAACAAAGAACCGACCCCTCACTAGGAAACAGGAACTCTTTGTTAAAGAACTGGTTTCAAAAGACGGACAGATTACAATGCGGGAAGCTGCAATCAATGCGGGTTATCCGGCTAGTTCTGCACACACTAGGGCATATGAAATGACAAACCCTCATATTTGTCCGCACGTGGTGTCAGCCATTAAGTCTTATCGAGACGAGCTAGACGAAAAATACGGTATCAACTATCGAAGACATATTAGGGATCTACAAACTATTAGAGATCACGCATTAGAGAACGGCGCATACTCTGCGGCCGTTCAAGCTGAATATAGACGGGGGCAGGCTCAAGGGGACATTTACGTCAGCAAGAGCGAAGTTCGTCACGGAAGTATTGACTCAATGAGCAAAGACGAAGTGATGAAAGCATTACAGGAGATAAAGCAAACCTATGCCCCAGTCACTATCGACATTACTCCCGAAGGAGAAAGCAATACCCAGAACCGCGCAAAAGCGCGAGGCCGGATTTTGGAACCAGATGAGGACGGCCTTGAAGAAGAGTTCGAGGAAGATCTCGTCAACACGGCTTGAAACGTGGGCAACGCCCGGTATACCCGACGTTTTGTTATGTGATGAAAACGGAAAGTTTCATTTTGTAGAATTAAAAGCTACAGCGGGCAATGCTGTAGATTTACGTCCACACCAAGTGGCGTGGTTATCTACTCACAAGAATGCAAGCGTTTGGGTTTTGGTAAAGAAGCTGAAAACAAAAAATGCTCCAGAGCAAATATTTTTGTTTCATGGCCGTGATGCAATGGACTTGAAGCTAGAAGGGTTAAAGGTAGAGCCTGTTATACACCAGAAAGAAAAGTTTGATTGGGAAGACATTTTCCGCTTGATTTGTCCATAGGCACTTGATATTATCGCATATGTAACAACGAAGACAAATGGAGGTGTCTTAATGAACGTTAATTATTATATGTTGGAAAATCATCTTAATCAGAAGCTAATTATGTTGAACGGTGATTTACAGTTTTTTAAAAGCATTTTGGAAGATTGTAAAAAATCAGATGATAAAGAATTAAATACCGAAATACCCAACCATCACTTAATCAACAATGCTGTTGAACAGTTAGAAAATTCTATAAAAGTTTTGAAAGATGCGTTGGCCGATAATTACACCGTCAAAAATAGAGTCCTGTTGGATCGTTTCAGAAACCTTAGTAGTCTTACGGAGGTGAGCGGTCATGAGGTTTAATCCAGACGAATTAAAGGAATTGCCGCTAAGTGATTTCGAAAAGGGATACCTGACTGCTGTTTATGATACAGTAGTAGAAAACGAGGCTAAAGAGTACCATGACAAATACCCAGAGGAAAACTTTTGGTCTAGGTGCAATGTTGGTAAACGTGAATTTGATTTTTGCGTATATCTTGTGGATGATAATAAAGCAGGTTTGGTTTACGAATGTTACCCTGAGATAGACGGCATGGGTAATCCCACTGGTAATTACACCACTGATACTACGCTTGAATATTTTTTGAAGGAGTCGAAGTGATGCCACAGTTTAAGGTAACTTTTGTTGATATTTTTGAAGCAGAAGATGAGTCAAAAGTTATTGATGATCTTCTATCTTATCTTAAAGAGTGCGTCGAAATGAAAGATGTAACTGCGTTTGGTTTTGAGGAGGATAAAGATGCCAAAGTTTAATCTTTTACGCAGTTATACCGTTGTAGAGTCGCATGAGGTGGAAGCCAAAACCCAAGATGAGGCTATCAAAATTATTGAAAACGGAAGCGTCGAAACGCACTTAAAAAGTTATGATGGTGATTTCGATAAACACGAAGACGGTTCAATCCTTTATACTTTGGAGGGTTGTGAAGATGAATAAAGAAACGACGCAACGCGTTCACTGTTTGAAATGCGATTATATCTTTCACGAAGACGAAGGCCCCCAAAAAGAAACGTGTCCGCATTGTGATAATGCTGATATGGAACAAACCGTTTACATGATGCCCCAAGATTTAGAGCTTGAGCGTATGTTAAGCGAAGTATTTGACAAAGTATTTTTTAAAGAAAGTGAGGTATAAATGTTTTTGTTTAGTTGGATAGGACGCCTATTGTATGGCTCGGATTACGACGAATTAAATAAACGCGTTTCGAGAAAAAGAAAACGCAGGTAAAACTTTTAGAAATTTCTACTTGCTTTTATATGCGAGTATATGCGATACTTCACGGGCGGGTAAAACTGCCCGTTTTTTTTAACAGCTACGAAGGGCTAAAAATATGAATATTGAAAACACAAAAGGCACATTGCAAAACTTACTTTTAAAAGTTCAAGAGCAAAACAATAGAAGCGCTGACTTTTTGGCTTCTACTAGTAATTTGCAAAAAGCCACAAATGACGAAGGTAAACCTCAAATTGTTATTGAAGCGGCGGGGGGCGAACCGACGCGTATTTTAGATGTTAACGATCATGCTTTTGGACAAATTGCTCAGAACGTCGAGATAGATACCAGAACGGCGCGACGTTTGCAGGAAAAAATCCCGCAGGAATATGACGCCGCAATAAATGCGTTGTGGCAAAAAGAACCGACTAATCGCATGGTTAGAACGTTTCTTGATACCGACGAAACCACCGGAACAGCGCGGGCGTTTGTTTCTGATAAGTTTAAGACGTTTGATAATATCAATTTGCTTAATTCTAGCCTGCCGCAATTGATGGATAGTCCCGCGGACTGGCAAGTTGTAAATGGTACGGTTACCGATAAGCGTCTTTACTTGCGTTTAAAGAGTGAAGCACAAACGGGTATTGCCGCCGTCGGTGATAAAATGGCTAACGGTATTGGTTTAAGTAATTCTGAAGTAGGCGCGGGTTCAGTTTCAGTTTATCAAACTATTTGGACGCTTGCTTGCCTTAATGGTATGCAAACAGAGAACCGGAACCGTTCTAGCCATATTACCAGTGCAAGGGATAGCGCTGACTATGGCTTGCTATCCGGCGAAGCAAAAGACGCGGATAATCACGCGCTAGAATTAAAGTTGCGGGATTTAGTAAAAGCTTATGCTAGCCGTGAAACTTTCGACGAAGTGTTAGACAAAATGAACCGCGCCCATAGTGATATTATTGAGGGCGATTTTCACGAAATACCCGAGCGTGTCGGAACCGTTCTTAAACTTACCAAAAAAGAAAACACCGACATTTTAAATGGCCTTATGGCTACTATTGGCCAAGCGGGTTTTGAGCATGGAAAACCAATAACCCGCGCAACTATGGTTAATGCTGTCACGGCCGTTGCTAATAATTGCGACGCGGACGACGTCGATATGTGGCAACAACGCGGCGGAAAACTTTTAAATCTTAATGACCGTGATTGGAACCGTATTGCGGCCTAAATAACCTTTTCGTTTTTCCTTCAACTGGCCCGCTATTTTGCGGGCCTTTTTTTATTCCCTTTACTTTATCGCATAAATAATATTTAACGGTAGTTGCCGCGGGCAAGCGGCGTTAAACTTAATCAACTATGGAGGGCCTTTATTATGGCTTTAAATTTTAACGAAAACGATTTGATAAACATCAAGGCAAATAAATTTGACCAGTTAGAGTATATTTTTGAAACCTTAGATAATGAAACTGAAACTGAAATATTGCCGGATGAAATAGCAACCGAATATTTTTATAAAACCCCGCTTACGTTTAACTCTATTACGGGGATTTTTTACCATGCTTAAAACCGTTGAAATGTCGCGGGCAAAGAAAACTGCCGGAATAGCCGTAACATATAGAGCCGGACAAAATAAAATGTTTGGTACTTGTCCGGCCAGTTGCAATTTAAATGATAGCGGCAAGGGCGCGGAAAATGTCGATAATGAATATCTTGACGCGCTACTAAATTCGAAACCAAAAAAGGGTTTTTCTTTTACCTTTTCTCATTTTGATTTTAACTTATGGATTGATAAAGCGCGGGCCGTCGGTAAAACTGTTATAAATTACAGCGCGGACAATTTAGCAGACGCTTTTAAAAGTTTTGTCTTTAATGTTCCGACGGTCACTGTTGTGCCGGAAAATGATTGGTTTGAATTAGGAACGGGAAAAAGTTTTTATTTGGGATTTTCGGAACAACCGGATTTTCACACCCGCGTTATTCGGTGCCCCGCCGAATATAGAAACATTGGCTGTAATGATTGCGGCAACGGCGTACCGCTTTGCGCTCGTATGGATCGAAACTATATTATTGGTTTTTCCGCGCATGGTCCAAACAAAAGAAAAGCGGCCAGTGAAAATGAGCAGGGCGGGTGTTATGGGGCGCAAGGGAATTGCCGTATTTGGTGGTCCGACACGGCGGCCAGTGAGCAACCCGACGAAACCGACGGGGAAAAGCTTTTACGTTTTGTTAAATCGCTACCAGTACGGGCAATAGTTCGACACCATGTAGCGGGCGATATTGGCGCGGGTTAAACCCCGCAATAGAACAAGCAACGGCGGCCCCAGTGGCCGCCTTTTTTATTACCCTTTACTTTATCGCATATAAAATGCTATTCCTTAATTGCGGCAAGGTTGCCGCGTTTAATCAACTACGAAGGAAAAACAAAATGACCGATCAAGAATTTCAAAAGTATCTAAAAGAAATTAAAGAAGTGAACGCCCATTTAGAAGCTGTAAATATTTATAGTAGAAAAATATTAAATAAAATTGAAACAGAAATGAATACTGAATTTCCCAACGGTTTTTCAATTTCTTTAACAAAAGGAAAAATATAATGGAATATCAAGAATACAGCCCAAGCAATCCGGAATATTTAAACAGACTGGCCGCGGATTATAAAGCAGAAGGCCGCGACGAAACATCAAAAGATATTTACGCGGCGTCGGATACTATTAAAGAACAAAAGATAAAAATGGATAATCTTGAAAAGCAAACAAACGATTTAAAAGAGCAATTAAAAGCGGCTAAATCTTATCAAGAAAAATTAAGCCAAGTTTTTGAACCATTGGTAACAGAGCTAGTAAACAAAAAGCTAGACGAATTTATAACGGGCAAGCTTGCTAATGAAATTGATTTATCGATAGACGATAATTCGACAATATCCGACGCGGTTAATGATATTGACGATTTAAGAAGCCAGTTAGACGGGTTCGAGATTGACGACGATCAAATAAAGACAGTTGTCCGAGATATGATTAACGACGACGATATAAGGGTTTCTCTTGAAGTAATGTAACCGCCCCATATAACGCGCATTGGCGGCCCATGTGGCCGCCTTTTTTATGCCCAGTGACTGACAGTTAATCAAACCGCCCCTTGCCCCGCGGGCCGAGCCCCAAACTTACCGGACCGAGGGCCGCGGCCGGTGGTTCGATGTTCGATGCCGCCGGATCGTCGGCCAGTTTTCCGGCCATTGCGCCGCGGGCCGCGGCCGCTGGTCAAGTTTCGCGGGCACCGGATCGCGGACCAGCTACCGAAATAAACGCGTCGGGTCCCTTCTGATATCGGGTCAAAAGTTGACGATTTTTGCCGGAAATTCGCGGTTTTTTCGCCGCGGCCGCGGGCTCGTGGCACGAGGGCTAGGGCCATGTTTCTCGCAAATATTCACCAGTTATTTGATATAAGCTTCACTATTGTATAAAAACGCGTATAATCGCATAAATTAGGATACTTATTCAGGGGCCCCTATGAACGTAGCTATGAACCCAAGTCTTGAAGAAAAAAGACTGAAACTCGAACTGCGTCTCGCGCAGCTTGACAAGAACGAGAAGTGCCAAAAAGATTTTTTAACATTTGTAAAAACCGTTTGGCCCGACTTTATCGCAGGCCGTCATCATAAGATCATTGCCGAGAAGCTTGAGCGCGTGGCCCGTGGTGAGTTGAAGCGTTTAATCATTAACATGGCACCGAGGCACACGAAGTCTGAGTTTGCATCTTTTTTGTTTCCTGCGTGGATGATGGGCCAGAACCCGAAGATGAAGATTATTCAGGCGACGCACACGACTGAGTTGGCGGTAAACTTTGGACGTAAGACGAAGAATTTGTTGGAGAGTGACGAGTTCAAGGATGTTTTTCCGGAGGTTAAGTTAGCGGCGGACAGCAAGGCTTCTGGTCGGTGGGACACGAACAAAGGTGGAATGTATTACGCCGTGGGCGTTGGTTCGAACTTGGCGGGCCGTGGTGGTGATCTGGTGATTATTGATGATCCACATTCGGAGCAGACTGCGATGAGCAGTAGTGGTTTTGAGGATGCTTGGGATTGGTACACTGGGGGCCCCCGACAGCGTCTTCAGCCGGGTGGTAGTATAGTTTTGGTTCAGACGCGTTGGTCAGAGAAGGATATGACGGGGCAACTTTTAAGGGCTATGGCTAAAGATGATTTAGCGGATCAGTGGGAGGTTGTGGAGTTACCTGCTATTTTTGAGGACGGGACTTCGTGTTGGCCGGAGTATTGGAGTTTGGATGATTTGACCGCGGTCCGCGCTTCTATACCTCCGAGCAAGTGGAATGCACAGTATCAGCAGAATCCTACTGGTGAGGAGAATGCGATTATTAAGCGCGAGTGGTGGCGCAAGTGGGATAAGAAGAAGGTTCCGCAGTTGGAGTATGTGATCCAGAGTTATGATACGGCGTTTAGTAAGCGGGAGACTGCGGATTATTCTGCTATTACGACTTGGGGTGTATTTTATCCTAACGAGGGTGGAAGTGGTCCTAATCTGATTTTACTTGACAGTAAGAAGGGACGGTGGGATTTTCCTGAATTGAAGCAGATGGCGTTTGACGAGTATCAGTTTTGGGACCCCGACACCGTCATTGTGGAGGCGAAGGCGAGTGGTTTGCCATTGACGCATGAATTGCGGAACATG